CAATGCTCAATAACGCCTACTTCAATATCATTTCCATCGATTCCTCTAATTTGCGTTTTTGGAGTATTGAATACAGGTAAGCCATAAGTATCAATGAATCCCTCGTAGGACCATTCCATAGGTATGAACAAACTATATAATCCTGAGCCAGTCTGTCCATTGGCGTTTCTTTTTGTAACATCGGAATTGTAATAAAGCTTTTTAAAATTATCTCCCCCCTTATCTAAAGCATTTGATGTTGAACCCATCATACACTTACCAATAATTCGGCTACCTAATCGTAAACATGTTTTTGTAACACGCCAGTTATTTAATATATTATCTGGTCTAAGCCATTTTCCACTCTCATCATGAACAAGAAGTTTTAATTTTTCTCCATCATAAGAGTTGTCTCCTGTATTTTTCCAGTCAATTGTAGTATCAAGTCCATCAAGTTCTTCTGGAACATCATTATTATCTAATTTTTTTCTGGTAAATTTAGAAGCCGGGACTCTATAGGCTAATTCCGTTTTTGGCCTATCCATACCGTCTTGAATAGGTTTAAAAAAGAAAGGGTAATTAAGTGAGATTGGGACAACCTTGTCAGTAAACATTGTTTTAGCATCTGCTCCTGACTTAGACAATATACCAAATCTTGAGTCACTTGATATTGTCGCTTGATTAACTAATTCTGCCGAAGACATAAATGAAAATCCAGAACGTCTGTTTTTTAAATAACACATTCCATAACATCTATGATCCGCTTTGCAGGCTTCCCAAAATATGAAGAATAATCTGTTTGACTCTCTAAAGTCTGGAGCTCCTACATCAATTTTGCTCCATTGTAGGTACATATAATGTGTACCAGTTATATAAGTGGGGATTCCATTGTTATAAAAAGAAAATCCGTCTTCACGTCTTTTAAACTCTTCATCAATATAGTCATACCATTTTTCTTTAAATGCATCTGGATATTTATTCCAATCAAATACATTTTTTATTTTTGTAAGTTCTTTTGGTATTTCTAATTGTTCCCAATATTGTAGTTCTTTTTTAGAATCTCTTTTATATGAACTTTCTATTAAAGGTAAAGCTATTTTTAAATTCTGTATTTCGTATATTTCGCCAATTTTGCCAGTCTTACTTATAACAATAACATCGTGTTCTTTATTATACCCGTATTTCCACTTATTATTTTTATTACCGGTTTTTATAACACTTGATTTAATATAATCTGGTAAAACTCTAAATAAAGTATTTTCGTACATTATTTGGATCTCCCTTCTGCAAAGCCTTTAAATGTTTTTGCTATTGGTTCTTTTTCGCTTTCTTCTAACATTTTTTCCTCTTCTTCAATCCGACTAAGAATTTCAAAAGCATCAAATATAGCTAGTTTTTTTGTTGCCGCCGCATTCTTTAATTTATCTGCTGCTAAATCATCATCCCCATTATCTAGAATAGCTTCTTCTGCAACTTTAATAAGCTCCAATACCGCTTTGTGACCAGCTTGGACTATATTCTTCTTCGTCTCCTTTATATTCATATTTAATTACAATATCATTAGATTTCATACAATATAATCGCTGGCCTTCTATTATAAATTCAAATTCGCCATTCGGCGTATATCCAACTAAGTCTCCAGGATTAATTTTAAGCGCTTTTAAAGCGTCATTTCCATATTTTAATATTCCAATAAGCTTACGCTCTTTATCGAGCTTTAAATGGTCTATATTTTTTAATGGCTTAATAAAGCATCTGTCTCCAAATGATTTCCATTCACCGTCTGTTTTATATAAATATATTTGATCTAAATCACAAAAAAATTGATTATCCATAAAATAGGACCTACTATTTTTTTTATTTCCTTTAGTGTCATAAAATACTCTAAAAACATTATGATGTATAATAACAAAATCACCTTCTTTTATATCTGTTTTATAAGCTAATGGTGTTGAAACAACTTGTGCTAAATTATTAACAGATCTAAAACTTTCAATTTTAGTGTTTAATATTAAATTTTTACCTTCAATATTTATTTCGTTATCATATCTTTCGCCTACTGGCTTTACAATAAAACTAAATACACTACGCATAATATATTAGTTAATATTCAAGATCATATTCAACTGAGATAGCCATATTTGAATTAAACTTTTTCCATGGCATTACTTCATCTTCTTTTCTTATATATATATTGTAAGATCCATCGGCATGATCTAATCTAATATAAGCTATTTCATGCCCTCCATATACAATTTGACCAATAGAATAATGCATAGCTTCATTCTTGTAATCAGATCCTATACTTATTTTTCTAATTACTGAGTCCATTATTCTACTTCTTTAACTTCTTCTTCTATATCTGTATAAGTACCATCTTCTAAATTAATATTAATAGGCCCATACTCTTCTTGTAGTTTTGTTTTAAACTCTTCAATTGCTTTATTAACATCTGCTATTTGATGCAGGAATCCATGTTTTTGTGATTCTAATAATCCAATATTAGTTAATAACGCTTGAAGATCTTTTTGTTGGTTTACAATTATTTCTAATTGTTCTTTTGTAATTTGTTTTACTACTTCCATTTTATTTGATTTAATTATTAATATTATTTTTTATTGTTTTTAAAGTTGAAATAATAGGCTACCTGACATACCAGCATAAGGTTGCGTATTAACGTAACTAACATTTGTCCCTGCTATTATATCATTACCATTACCACTTTGATCAATTAATGACGAAGCCAAATTACCCCCCTGCATAGTAAGCATAATGGTAGGTGGAGAAGCCATAAGATTCATTTGAGGAGGAAAAAATGGTGAAAAGACGTCATATACATCAGTCGTGCTCCATCTAAAATTATTCATCATCCCATTTAATATGTATTCCTGGCCATTAGACCCTATATTCATTTGATTACCGCCAGTTGGTATTGCTGGCGATGGAGAGGATACAGGCGTTGAAGTAACCCATGTTCCATTTACCCCCAAATAAACATTATTTCCTTTACGTTCTATAACAAAATAATTCCAAAAATTAGTATTTATTGCAGTTGAAACATCCCAAATAAATATAAGGTAGCTGTTTGTAGAATACAAAAATTCCCAATTTGCGCCATTTCTAGTTAAAAAGGCAGCATGCTCTCCCTGTATATCTGCTCCAAATGAAAAAAACACATGCGGCTCACTAGTTGCTTTTGGAGTTATATACCCAGCATAAAACTCTATAGTATAATTCTGCCCAGTTGGTATATCAAACATAGGATCTGCCGGTATTTCTGCGCTAAATGGTATTGGTCCGCCAGATTGATAACTTGCGTTAGGCCAACCTATCCCTATTCCATTTCCAAATCCCATTAGTACAATGCTATTATATTACTGCAAGTTGTAGTTTCCGTCCCGTCATCATCCGCATATACTGCATCAACAATAACTGGAAAAAAAGTGCCATTCGGTATATTTTTAAAAACAGTGCATACCGCATTAACGCCCCCCGTTCCATTATCTGCATCTCCTCCTATAACTTTACAAACTAACGTACCGCCTGTTCCTATATATAAAGCTGCTGAATTTAATAACGGACTTGATCCCGTAGGATTTCCTGTTGGCGTTACTAATGCAGCACTTGTTCCAAAATCTGGTTGATTACCGTATTGTCCCATAATTATTTTTTAAATATTTTACTATATATTTTACTTTTATTTCTTATTATATCTCCATTTAATGGGAATTCTAATACAACATCTCCCGGAAAAGAATATTCTTTCTCTGGTTCCATAATTTTAGAATTGCCTTCATTATCAATACCCAAAACGGGGAAACCTACGTTTTTCATTGTGATTTCCCCGCTAGGTATTACATTATAAGGTCTATCTTTATCAGGACTATTTTTTTTATAACCTGTTGTTGATAGATTTTTCATTTAGCATTTTTTCATTTTAGCTGGAGTTTTTTTACCACCCATTTTGGTAACCGCTTGTCTACCTAATTGCTTAGCTGGAGATTTTTTCATTTGTCTAGCTGGAACGTCTCCAGTATTAGAACCAATTACTTTTTTATATTTACCAGTAGATTTATCTAATACTACTTTCTCATAAATATTTTTGTAAGCAGTACCAGCTTTTCTAGTCTCGTTGGCTTTTTTGTTACCCATCTCACCAGCTGTAATAGGTCCAAATCCTGCATTTCTTAATTTTTTATCAATAGCCGTACTATCAGCAGAAGCTCTTTTACTGGTTTCAGCCATAATTTTATTTTTAATATCTTGCTCAAGCTTTTTTCTCATAGCTTCGCCTTCTGAACGCGCTTTTTCAGTTTTAGCTTTAGCATCGCTTTCTTTTTTCTTAGCGATCATTGCTTCAACTTCTTTATCAACTTGCTTTGCAGGCGATTTAGAAAATTTATAATTTCTTTTATATTTACCTGTAGTTTTGTCTTTATCTACAGAACGGATAATTTGTGAGTCAAATTGGTCTTTTATAAGGCTTCTAGTTTCATTAGCCTTTTTATTTCCCATTTCTCCTGCTGTAATTTTACCGAATCCAGCGTCTCTTAATTTTTTATCTACACTAGTGCTATCTGCTACCGCTTTTTTCTCGTTTTCGTCACGTCTAACTTTTCTAGCAATCATTTCGTCAACTTCTCTGTCAACTTGTTTAAATGGAGTAGGAATACTACGTCCTGTTTTTGCGTAATTCCCTCTACCTGGGTTCATTTTAAATGCCATTTCTTTTTGTTTTAATTATTATTTGTTATTTTTGTCGGTCAAATTTTAGTATAAAAAATTGTATAGGTGCCGTCGGGGTTGGTAATTTCACATTGTAAATTTGATTCATTAATAAAAGTATATTTACTTTCTGTGAACCAATTTGTTTCTGGAAATCTAGCTTTTACAACAAAGTAAGTTTTATAAGTTTTA